CGCCCGCGAGCTTGCCATTGCCGACAACCGCGCATCTGAGGTGTCGCTCGATTGGAATGCGGATGTACTGAAGGAGTTGGGCGATGAAATCGACCTCACGAAGTTCTGGTCGGCGGATGAGCTTGCGGCGTTGCTCCCTCCGGTCACGGCTGACCTGCTCACCGATGAAGACGACGTGCCTCCCGTACCGGATGAGCCGAAGTCGAAGCTGGGGGATCTGTATCGGCTTGGCGATCACAGACTCCTATGTGGTGATTCAACTTGCGTTACCGACGTTGAGCGGCTGATGGACGGGCAGAAGGCGGACTGTTTCTGGACTGACCCCCCATATAACGTAGCTATTGGGGTTACTGACATTGCAGATGCCAAGACGCGTAATCGGCGAACTGACGGTAAGGGTGTAGCAAATGATGCGATGGATGACGCTTCTTTTCGTCAGTTCTTGACGGATGCGTTTAGTTCAGCTTTTATCGTTTGCGCGATGGGATCAGCCATCTATTTATGTCATTCAGATTCAGAAGGGTACAACTTTATCGGAGCAATGGTAGATGCCGGATGGCTTCAAAAACAATGCTTAGTGTGGGTCAAGAGCCGTCTAGTTATGGGACGCCGGGATTACCAATCGATGCACGAGCCAATCCTTTACGGATGGAAGCCAGGGGCAGCGCACCGCTGGTGTGGGGATCGCAAACAAACGACTGTGCTGCAATTCGATAAGCCGAGTCGGAGTCCAGAACACCCCACGATGAAACCAGTCGCGTTGATTGAGCACTGCCTGAACAATAGCAGCAAAGCAGGCGACATCATCCTCGACCTCTTCGGCGGCTCCGGCTCAACTCTAATCGCCTGCGAGAAGACAGGAAGACGCTGCTACATGATGGAGTTGTCACCGGCTTACGTTGACGTTATTGTTGCCCGTTGGGAAGCTGCTACTGGCAAGAAGGCTGAGTTGGAGTAGACTGTACGCATGGCAGACGAAGCCCAATCCGAACCGGTCGAATCCGTTGGGAACAACGCGGAATCAACGGATAAGATGCTTGGTGGCGTCACCGGCAAAGGGTTCATGCCGGGACAGTCCGGCAACCTATCGGGCCGGCCAAAGCGCAAGCCGTTGTCAGACGCCTATGCTGCTCTGCTCAACGAACGTGTACCCGAAGCGGAAGCGGCCAAGTTAAAGCTCAAGCCTGGTGCAACTTACGCTGACATCATTGCAATGTCTCTCATGCGTGAGGCGATCAAAGGCAAGGTGCCTGCCGCGTCAGAGATGGCCGACCGTATTGAGGGCCGCGCCATACAGACTCAGGAGATCAGCGGGCCGAACGGTGGGGCGATCCCTGTAACAGTGGCGGCTGTGGATTTGACGGATGACCAACTGGCTAGCCTGATTGCAGAGCGCAAGACGTGACAACGTAACGCCTGACTCTACCACTGAGCTACCCCGCATTCTATTACAATAGAACACATGAGATTGCAGGTATGGGCGTGGCGTTGTGACGTTGTAACGTGCGGGCATACATGGCTGGCGAGCGATGTGATTCCGCCGGCACAATGCTCAAAGTGTAAGTCTCGCAACTGGCATACAAAGCGGGGTAGCTCATGGGCGGAGGACGGCGAGCAGTACCGCTGCGCTCTGGCGGCCGGACACAAGGGTAAGTGCAAGCCAGGTGAACGGATGTGATTACTCCATCCGAGGCCGCATCTGAGCTTCTAGCGCGGCGCAAGGCTCGCCGGTCGATAGGCGACTACATCTCGTACACGTTCCCCTCGTACCGGCATTCTGCATTCTCCGATGTGGTATGCGCAGCCCTGGACAAGTTTGTTGACGAGGTGCAGGCGGGTAAGCGGCCCATCCTTGTATTGCAGGCACCGCCGCAGCACGGTAAAGCCCTGGCCATTGATACCCCAATTCCCACTCCGGCCGGCTGGGAAAAGATTGGACATCTGGTCATCGGGGATGAGGTCTTCGATGAGAACGGATCGGTTTGCCGCGTGACCGGGAAGAGTCCTGTTTGGCATGACCGCCCCACGTTCTCAGTCACGACAGATGATGGAGATGAGATTATCGCGGATGCTGCCCACGAATGGGAGGTGAGATTGTGCCGCAAACAGAAGGCCCTTACTCTTCGCTCGACTCAGTATCTTGCTAACCGCACATCTAAACGCAACCCTCTAATCAAACATGCGGGGCCGATTGAATGCCCTCTTGCAGTGTTGCCGATTGACCCCTATGTGCTGGGGGTATGGCTTGGCGATGGGACATCCGCTCACGCCACGATCACGGCAAGCGATGACGACACTCCTTGGACACGGGGAGAGATTGAACGTCTTGGATACCGGACTGCCAACAGGAAAACACACAACACGTTTGGGATATTTGCTGTCACCCCAATTCTGAAGCGCATGAATCTTCTGAGAAACAAGCACATTCCTGGGGAGTATCTGCGGGCATCTAAAACCCAAAGATTGAGTTTGCTTCAGGGGCTTATAGACACAGACGGATATGTTGGACTAAAGGGACAGGTTGAGTTTTGCTCTACCAACTTGAGTCTCGCGCTTGGGGTGCAAGAGTTGGTTAGATCGCTTGGGGCAAAAGCGAATATGGCAACGTCTCGCGCTCGCCTGTACGGGAAGGATTGCGGGGCTAAGTACCGCGTGTCTTTCTATCTGGACTCCGCCGCTCGTATGCCGAGAAAAGCAATCAAGTGTCGTAGTGGGCACAAGCATCCGGGAACATACATCACGGTGACATCAGCGGGTGTGCGCGATACAGTTTGCATCCAAGTTGATTCTCCATCGCATCTGTTCCTCGCCGGACGTTCGATGACGCCGACACATAACAGCGAGATCGTATCGCGCAAGCTCCCCGCCTATTTACTCTCTCGGTTCCCTCAGTGGCGCATTGGCGCGGCGAGCTATGCAGACTCGCTCGCAAACACGATGGCGCAAAGCGTTCGCATCAATCTGGCCTCGCCTGAGCATCAAAGACTCTTCCCAGTGTCGATAGAGAAGCGCAAGTTTGCCCTTGATCGCATGGGGGAGTTCACTGCACCCGGCGGATCGGGAAGCTATGTCGGCGTCGGCGTCGGCGCCGGACTCACGGGCCGTCCGCTAGACTGCGCAATTTGCGATGATCCGACGAAGGGCGAATCGGAAGCTCTCAGCGAGACGGTAAAAGAGTCGCAATGGAACTGGTATCAAGCCGTCTTCTCTACTCGGCTCAGTCAGAACTCTGGGCAGATTGTTATGGCTACGTCCTGGGCGATGGACGACTTGCCGGGACGCATTTTGGAGATGTTCGCGGGCAACCCACGACTCACGCATCTGCGCTTCCCAGCCATCAACCTGCCCGATGAGGTTGGCTACAATCCTGACCTTCCAGCGGGTGCGCTCTGCCCAGAACTTCACAGCCTCGACAAGCTGCGCGAGACGAAGGGGCTGCTCTCCGATTATTGGTGGGCGGCGCTGTATCAGCAAAGCCCGCGAGCGCTGGGTGGCAACGTCTTCAAAGAATCAGGGCTGCAATACTACCTACCCAAAGACTTGCCTCAGAAGTGGGACAAGGTTGTTACGTCGTGGGATTGCACGTTCAAGGATACCGATGGCACGGACTTTGTTGCGGGCGAGGTGTGGGGGCGGTCGGGCGCGAACGCTTACCTGCTCGACCAGGTGCATGATCGTTTGAGTTTCAGCGCAACGGTAAAGGCGGTCGTGGCGTTGCATCAAAAATGGCCGCAGTCGCGCGAAATCCTGATTGAAGACAAGGCGAACGGCCCTGCTGTGATTGACGTACTGAAAGCGCACGTTCCGGGCATCATTCCGATAGAGCCGGATGGGTCGAAGCTCGCTCGCGCCCATGCGGTGACAAGCTACTGGGAAGCCCTCAATGTGTTTCTGCCACATGAGGCGATCGCTCCGTGGATTCGTGCCTACGTTTCCGAGGTGACGGCATTCCCGGCGGCGGCGCATGACGACTGGGTAGACAGCATGACGCAAGCACTCCGTAGGTTGTATCCGCTATTCGGGCGGCTTAATATCAATCAGGCGGCTCTCAACGCTGCGATGGGATTACAATAACTAACTATGTGGCCATTCCCCAAGCCCCTCACGCCTGCCCCCGCCATTGAGAAGCGTCGCTCTCAGTTGTCCCATGCCCTCACGCTGGCCCGCGAAGGCTCGAACGTACCAACCCATCACTTTCCCGTGCAGCCGCCCGTGTTGCCCCCCGGCGTCGTACCTACAGGCCACACAGCGGGCGTAGCGATGGACTCCGCCATACCTGGGATGAGGAACACCTGGGCATACATGATGAACGGGATGCGCGATGCTGTAGGGTTTCCCGGCTATCAGTACCTAGCCATGCTTGCTACACGGTCTGAGTTTCAGAAGATGGTATCGAGGCTTTCAATCGAACTCACCCGCGAATGGATTGTACTGAATAGCTCCGAGACGGCGGGCGATGGGACGAAAGAGAAGATCACCGAACTAACTCAGGAGTTGAAGACGCTGGGGCTGCAAAAGGTAATCCAGACCGCAGCCGAGCATGACGGGTACTTTGGGCGCGGGCAAATCTTCATCGACCTCAAGGGGCACGACAATCAAACGCCGCTGATTCTGGACTCGCGCACCATCGGCAAGGATTCGTTTCGCGGCGTCAAGACGGTAGAGGCAATGTGGACAACGCCGGTCGCATGGAACGCGCTGAATCCAGTTGCACCGGACTTCTACAAACCGTCGCAGTGGTGGATGCTGGGGCAACAGGTACACGCCAGCCGATTGATGACGATTATCACGCGGCCATTGCCGGACATGCTCAAGCCTGCATTCAACTTCTCAGGGATGAGCCTGACCCAGCTTGCAGAGCCGTATGTGGACAACTGGATTCGTACACGACGGAGCGTTTCTGACCTCATCTCGAACTTCAGCGTTACGGCCCTGGCGACCAGCATGGATCAAGTATTGACCGGAGGGGATGATGGCACAGACCTATTCAAGCGGGCCGAACTCTTCACGCTCACGCGCAACAATCGCGGGTTGATGCTGCTCGACAAAGACCGCGAAGAGCTTGTCCAGGTCAACACGCCTCTGAGCGGGCTATCAGAGTTGCAGTCGCAGGCGGAAGAGCACATGGGACTGCCTTCGGGTATGCCGATGATCGTTCTTACGGGCATCTCCCCAACGGGATTGAATGCTTCAAGCGAGGGCGAGATTCGCGTGTGGTACGACCTGATTGCTGCGATGCAAGAGTCAAACTGGCGCGTCCCGATTGAAACCGTGCTGAAGGTGATGCAGCTTTCTATGTACGGCAAGATTGACCCGGACATCACGTTCGCATTCAAGCCGCTCTTCCAGTTGACTGCGCAGGAAGAGGCGGACGTGCTGACATCCAAGAGTACATCGGCTTGCAACTACATCGACCGTGGCGTACTTGATCCAAGCGAAGAGCGCGAGCGTCTGGCGCGTGATCCTGATTCGGGATATGAGGGTCTGGACTTGTCAGTAGAGCCACAGTTGCCGGAGCCGGATGAGCCGGAAGAAACCAAGGGGCTGACCGATGGCAATAATTCCGACGCCAAGAAGTAAGGTCGCTCGCGCCATCCACGCTAACGAAGGATTGTCTGCGCGGTATCGTGCACGGCTTCTAATGCTAATTGATGAGATGGCCAACAGCGTGGAGTATTGGCTCAAGGCAAACTATCGCGCGGCGCCCCCGCTGCTCGCTCAGGATGCAAGCCCGTATCGCGCGGCGCAAAGAACATTCCGCGAGCTGGTCAAACGATGGCTCAAGCGATTCGACGAAGCCGCCCCCACGGTTGCCGAGACGTACCTCAAGAATGCGTTTCGAGGATCTGACACAGCGATGCGTATGGCGTTGAAGGATGCCGGATGGACGGTGAAATTCACCATGACGCCGGCCATGCGCGATGCGTTCGACGCTTGCCTTGCCGAGAACGTAGGGCTAATCAAGTCGATACCCCAGCAGTATTTGTTGCAGGTTGAGGGAATCGTTAGCCGGTCGTACACGGCTGGGCGAGATTTGCCGGCGATGGTCAAGGCGTTGCAGGCACTCTACCCGAAGACTGCGGATCGGGCGTACCTGATTGCGCGTGACCAGAGCAACAAAGCAAACGCAACAGTGGCGCGTACTCGACAACTTGAGTTGGGAATCACAGAATTTCAGTGGCTCCATTCTCATGCTGGAAAAGAGCCACGATCTACACATGTAGCTATGAATGGGAAGCGCTTTCCTGTTTCTCAAGGAGCTTGGGATTCAAAGGAGGGAGCTTACGTCTTTCCCGGCGAACTGATAAATTGCCGGTGTTCGTCTCGCCCGATCCTTCCGCACATGACGGCTTAGGCTGTTTCTTCCCAATCAATAGCAAGGAACTCCCCATCGCTCGTTTTGCAGTGCTACAATGGCTACGATATGCCGATCATGGAATGCACATTGCCGGAGGGCGGTAAGGGTTATCAGTGGGGAAATTCAGGCCACTGCTATCCAGACCGTGCCGATGCTGAAAAGCAAGCGGCGGCGGCCCATGCTAACGGGTACGCGGGGGATGTTGCTTTAGACGCATCGGCCCGCACAATAGACGCAGACGGGCGATTGCACATCTCCAAAACACATATCAGCAAGGCGTCTGTGAATCCGTACTATGGCCGCGAGATTCCCGGTGCCGCCGCGCTGGGGCTTGACCCCGATAAAATCTACAACCTCTTCCGCGAACCCGGCGAACTCAAGAAGGCCGCACCCACATTCGAGCGCAATCAGATTCTCTCCAAGCACGTTCCAGTGACGACTTACGACACGATGGACGAGCAGGAAAAAAAGAAGCTGATTGTCGGGGTCATCGGCTCAGACGTAGAGTTCAACGATCCTTACCTTGACGCCGATGTTGCAATCTGGGACTCAAAAGCCATTGCGGGAATCGAGACGGAAACGGTGATGGAGTTCTCCTGTTCGTACCACTATGTCCCGGTGATGACCCCCGGAGATTACAAGGGCGAACACTATGATGGTATAATGACTCAGATTGTTGGCAACCATCTCGCTGTGGTAGAATCTGGGCGAGCAGGATCGGACGTAGCAGCAGCAGACAGTAATCCATTCACGAGGGTTGACATGACCAAGATGACCAAGTTGGGCAAGGCACTTTTCGTAACACTGGGCGCGGCTTCATCGAAGCTGGCGCAGGATTCCGCGTTGCCTGGTCTGGTAGGGCAGGCGGTCAAGAAGACTTTTGAGAAGGCAGCGGTGGGCGCGAAGCTGCTTGCGATGGACGCCGAACTGAAGAAGGAAAATGTGGACGCCGTGATGGACGCCATTCTCGATAACGACCCGGAGCCGAAGGAAAATCCCGCGAAGGATGCGGACGAAACCGAGGAAGAGAAGAAGGCCCGCGAGAAGAAGGAAGCCGCCGCCAAGGACGAAGAGGACGACGACGAAGAGGACGAGCGCAAGAAGAAGGAAGCCAAGGACAAGAAGGCGAAGGACAAAGCGGCCAAGGACAAGGCTGCGAAGGACAGTGAAGAGGAAGTCGCCAAGAAGATCAAGCCCGCGATGGACTCGTTCAAGGCTGAACTCCGTGACGCCGCCGAAGCCGCTCGCATCGTTCGCCCGGTTGTGGGAGACGTTCTCGCTCAGGATTCCGCCGAAGACATCTACGCCTTCGCGCTCGACCATCTGAAGGTTGACCACAAGGGCGTCACCGGCGTTCCGGCTCTCAAGGCTCTCTTCTCGCTCGCGTCCGAGAGAACAGGCACGGTCGCTCCCAAGCTCGCTCAGGATTCCGCCGGCCTCAAGGCGAAGTTCCCCAATGCTTCACGATTTAGCCACGCGTAAGACCAGGAGAAAACGATGCCCTTTCAATCAGTAGTCAATCTCACACCCGCTCCTGCCGTTGCCGGTGATTTCGCGTCGGCGAATCCTCGCGCCTCGGTTCTTGCTGGCCCCGGTGGTTTGGTGGCTGGGCCTGCTGGCGTCACCGTTGGCAAGTTCGCATGGGTTGGGGCCGATGGTCGCACCGTTACCAACTACGGCGCGGCTGGCGTTGCACCTTCGGGATTCGTTCACCGCGAGCAGCAGGGACTCATCGTGCAGTATCTGGCCGAGTTCTCCATGCTCATCCCGGCGGGCTTCCCCGTCGTGCTTCACCAGCAGGGAGACTTCTTCGCCAAGAACGGCGGCACAACTGCCTCCACGATGAACGAAGCCATCTATGCGCTATACGCCGATGGTTCTGCGCTCATGGGCGTTGGCTCTCTGCCCGTGGTTCCTTCGGCTATCACCGCTGCGCTTGGCTCGACCAACACTGGCGCACTCGGCTCGACTTCCACGGGTAGCGCACACAGCGGCGATGCAAGCCGCATCGACATCACCTCCGTCGCCGGCCTTATCAGCGTCGGCGACACGGTGAGCGGAACGGGAATCATCCCCGGAACCACCATCGTCTCGCAGGATACCGGCGGGACTCCCGGCGGCGCGGGCACCTACGTTCTGAGCGCAAACAACACGACCAGCACAGCGACCGTGACCAGCTTCGGCAACGTGGTCAAGATCACGGCGTCGGCGGGCCTCGTCTCGGTTGGCGATTCCATTGCTACGGTTGCGGGCGGCTTCCCGGCCAATGCTACCGTGACCGGAGTTGTCAGTGGCGGCGGCGTGGCCACGGCGGGAGTTTACACGATCAGCGTTCGCGGCACAAGCTATGTGGCGAGCGCAACCGGCATGACCACCTTCGGGAGCGTCTTGAACGTGACCGCCGTAACCGGAACGCTTGTCCCCGGAATGCCCATCACGGCAACAGGCGGCATCCCGACTGGCACAAGTATCGCCAGTTTCATCAGCGGGACGAATGGCGGGGTCGGCCTGTATGGCCTCAACATTCCGGGCACCGCGTACACCGCCTCTGGCACTGTCGTTGTAACCGCCGGTGGCATCATCACGAACTTCACAGCCCAGTCCGTCGCCGCTGTTGGCGAACTGGTAAAAATCTCGACATGGGGAGCGTAACATGGACGCAATTCTTCAATCACTGCAAGAGCAGGCCGGTATCTACTTTGTCGGCGTCCCCGACGTTGCGCTCCAGATGGACGGCGTAGCTGGCAACATCCGTCTTGCGATGGATGCCCAGCCTTCGCTCGTCACTACGAGCAACAGCGGCATCCCCGCGTTCCTGTCAACCTACATCGACCCCAAGATGATCGAGATTCTTGTGGCCCCGATGAAGGCGGCTGAGATCGTCGGCGATGAGATCAAGAAGGGCGACTGGACATCCGAGACGGCCATGTTCCCCGTCGTGGAGTCTACCGGCGAAACCAGCAGCTACGGCGACTATGCCGAGAGCGGGCAAGCTGGAGCCAACGTCAACTTTCCACAACGTCAGTCCTATCACTACCAGGTGATAACGCAGTGGGGCGAGCGTGAGTTGGAGAAGGCTGCGCTGGCCCGGATTGACTGGGCGAACCGCATCAACATCGCGTCCGTGCTGACGCTCAACAAGTTCCAGAACAAGACGTACTTCTTCGGCGTCGCGGGCCTGCAAAACTATGGCCTGCTCAACGATCCGAGCTTGTTCCCGGCCATCACTCCAATCGTGAAGTCCGACACGCCGACGGGCAGTGGGCCTTCCGCCACTTCCTACACCGCATGGACTACCTCGACTGGCGCACCGCTCGCGTCCGCGCTTGACGTACTCGGAGACATCCGATACCTCTATGCGCAGGCCGTGATCCAGGCGAACGGGTTGCTGGAAGAGGATGCCAAGATGACGCTGGTCATGTCTCCCATGTCCAAGACGGCTCTCTTCAGCAAGACGATCTACAACGTGGATGTCATCACGATGCTGAAGGGGATTTTCCCGAACATGCGAATCCTGACGGCCCCGGAGTACGCAACCGCCGCCGGCAACATCGTGCAGCTCATCATCGACGAGATCGAGGGGCAGCGCACCGCCTCCGTCGCGTTCACTGAGAAGTTGCGAGCGCATCCCATCGTCGTCAACATGTCCAGCTTCAAGCAGAAAAAGTCACAGGGCACATGGGGGTGTTTGGTGTTCAGACCTTTTGCAATCACAACCATGCTCGGCGTCTAGTGGCAATATGTGGGTGTAGTATGGATTGAGGGTTGGGACAACACCCGGCCCTCAATTTGTTTTAGAAGGAGAGACACATGGCAGAGAGCATCATCATTGCGAGCAGGTTGCCGCACGGCCTCACGCTGCATCACCCGACCAGCAAGGCTACGGTAACGCTGTTGGGGCTGAATAGCTCTAAGATCATCGGCGCAACCCACATGACTACGGAGGTCGATAAGTCCTTCTGGGATGCATGGAAGGCGAAGTATCCCGACTATCAGCCGCTCAAGTCCGGCGCAATCTTCGAGTCCAGCAGCACAAACAATGCGGCGGCGAAGGCGAAGGAATTGAAGGATGAGAAGACTGGCCTCGAACCGATGCCGCAGACAGCCGCCGGAGTCAAGCCCGCAACGGAGTAGCTATGGCGGTCGCTGTCTTCAACCCGACTCTCTTCAAGGCCCGGTATCCCGAATTTGTAGCGGTAAGCAATGATATTCTCGCTGCGCTGTTCGTGGAGGCCGGGCTTTACCTTTCCAACACGGATTGCAGCCCTGTGCAAAACATCGTTCGGCGCGGCGTCCTGCTCAACATGCTCACTGCGCATATCGGATTCATCGGGGGTCTACTGAGCGCGGATGGGCAGGCGAGGCCGGTAGGGCGCGTGAGCCAAGCGTCGGAGGGCACCGTATCGGCGAGCTTTGAAATGAACGCACCTACCCCCGGTACAGGGCCGTGGTTTGCCCAATCAGCTTACGGTAGTGCGTTTTGGGCTGCTACCACTTCACTACGCGGTATGAGGTACGTTCCATGCCTGCTGACAAGCTACTAATCCGGCTGGGGATGGACACGTCGGAACTGCAAGACGATCTTGAGCGCATTAACAATGGTGAATTGCGTTTGCCTACTGTTTCCTCGATACGGCTTTCGATGGATGACGATGGAATTGAGGAAGTGCTAGTCTACCTCTGTGGGGAGCAATAATGGAACTGGCACTCTCAGAACGTGTCACCGCGAAGCTCAAGGCAATAGCGAGCAAGATAGGCAGCGGGCATGTTGACGTTGGATTCCTTGAGGGGCAGGAAGCCTCTATCGCCTTCTGGAATGAGTTTGGGCATGGGGGACGCTTCCCCGCGCCGCCGCGCCCATTCTTTCGCACGATGGTTGCGAAGGAATCCCCGACATGGCCTGCGAAGATGGCAGCCGAGGCGAAGGCGACAAACTACGATGGGCCTAAAGTTCTGGGCATGATGGGCGAAGACATTGCGGGCGCGATCACGCAGAGCATCTTCGATCTAACTGCCCCGCCGTTGTCACCCACTACGCTCATGCTGCGCAAGCAGTTTGGCAACAGTCCGCAGAACATCCGGGCGCGTGACGTAGTGGCCGCGCAGCAAGCCGTGGCAGCGGGCGAGACGGGCGCAACGGGAACGCAGGGCAAGCCGCTGGTCTGGACTGGCACAATGGCGCGTTCGCCTTCGTATGAGGTCAAACCCTAATGGATCTCCAGACCATAGCGAACGCGGCGGTGAACACGATCAATGAGAATGTGATTGTAACCATTCTGCGTTCTACGGGATTCACGATGGGCGCGGGATTGAAACAGGTGCCAACCTACGCCGCGCCGGTTACTGGCCCTGCTCAGATACAGGCGTTGGACTATTCCGACTTGCGCCAGGTCGAAGGATTGAATCTACAGGGCCGCATACAGGCGATCTATCTGCGCGGCATCCTGCAAGGCGTTCTACGCGCTGAGGGCGTTGGCGGCGATCTGATACAGTTCGGCGGGCAGACGTATTTGGTGGTCAAGATTTTAGAGTCGTGGGCAACGTGGACGAAGGCGGCGATTGTGCTTCAGGGAGCATCGTCCAATGGCTAACTATGTTCCCTCGATTGTGATTGACGACGTTATCACCGCTCTGGGGACGTTCCTACAGCCGTTTGTGGGCAGCGCAGACATTATACGCGCAGAGGTCAACCGCGTAGCTCCCCCGGCGGGCCCGTTCGTCGAGCTTACTGAATTGATGACTGTCGATTTGGAAACGCCGCATACATGGAACCATGCAGACCAGATCACGTCCATCAAAGGCCCCACGCGTATCGACGTGCAAGTTGATTTCTACGGCCCCGCGTCCGGTGATTGGTGCAGAGCAGTCAAGGGCGTATTCCGCACTCCCTATGCCGCCTCGCAGTTCCCGTGCAACATCAAACCGCTCTATTGCTCGGATGGGACACAAGCCCCTTTGATGACGGGTGAGGAGCAATACGAGGTTCGCTGGGTACTCACGGCGAGCCTCCAGTACAATCCTGTTATAATGGTACCGCAGCAGTCCGCCGATGCTTTGGCGATGAACGTAGTGGAGGAATTACCGTGAGCATACCAGCGAGTCAGATTGTAGCCGTAAACCCTGGAGTCATTGGCGCGGGCGGAAACTCGCTTGCGCTCAACGGCCTATTCCTCACACAGAACCCGCTCATGCCCTCATTGCAGGTTCTCAGTTTTGCCAATGCTCAGGCCGTAAGCTCATTCTTCGGCCTTGCATCGGATGAGGCTGCGCTCGCCCCGACATACTTTGCGGGCTATGACAATTCAACCGTCAAGCCCAGCGCAATGCTGTTTGCTCCGTTCAATCTGACTGCCCGCGCTGCGTTCCTGCAATCCGGCAATCTGTCCGCGCTCACTGAGGCGGAGTGGCAGGCGGTGGCCGGATCAATGAGCATCGTGGTTGACGGCTACACGCGCACGGCTCTGGGGTTGAACTTCTCCACTGCATCCTCACAATCGCTTGTGGCCACTGCGATTCAGAATGGCCTCAACAATTTCCTGACGGAAACCACTGCGGCTGCGACATGCTCGATTGCAGCCAAGATTCTGACCGTCGCCAGTACAGTGACCGGCGCATTCGTTCCGGGGCAGACTTTGGCCGGGGCAAGCGTCACCGCCGGATCGGTCATTGTCTCGCAGTTGACCAGCACGGAAACCGACTCGCATCTTGGCGGCAAGGGAACCTATCAGCTTTCCGCAGCATCGACCGTGACGACTCCCGAAGCGATGACCTCAAGCGCGGACATTGGCTCGGCTGCGGATGGCTCAATCTCCACCACCACCCTGACAATCGCCAGTGCCGTGACGGGATACTTTGCGCCGGGGCAGTTGGTTACATGCGCCGGTATCACATCCAACTCGGTCATCCTTTCACAGTGGACGAGTACGGAATCCGATGGACACCTGGGCGGTATGGGGACATATCAACTCTCCCAGTCTTCCACCGTTGCCGGCCCGGTCGCAACCTATTCGACCGGCGTTCCCGTCACCGTAGCATGGGACAGCGTACAGACCGCCTTCGTCATCACGTCCGGCCTTACCGGGGTGCTGTCGAGCATGGGGTACGCAACCGGAGCTGTGGCCGAAGATTTGAGCCTGAGTGCGGCAACCGCAGCGTATGTTTCCGCCGGGGATGCCGTCGATACGCCCGCAACTGCGATGGACAAGGCCGCTGCGGTAACGCAGGACTGGGCGACGTTCGTTACCCTATGGGAACCCGACCTTGCGGACAAAATCAACTTCGCCGCATGGAGCAACGGGCAGCTTTACAACCCGTTCTGCTATGTCGCATGGGACACTGACTCTCAGGCTCTCATGCAGAACGCCACAGAGCCGTTTGGCTGCGTCGCCAAGGCTGCGGCATATAACGGCGTCATCTGTATCTCTGGCGATCCCAACGTGGCTTATAATGCTGACGTTCCGCTTTCCACGATGCTGCTCAACGTGGCTACGTTCGTATCGGGCGCGGTTGCAAGCATCAACTTCGCGCAGACCAATGGGCGCATCACCGCCGCATTCAAGTCGCAGTCCGGCCTCCCCGCTTGCGTCAAGAACGGGCAGATCGCAGAGAATCTTCTGGCGAATGGCTACAACTTCTATGGAGCCTACGCGACCGCCGCACAGCAGTTTGTGTTCTTCTACAACGGGCAGATGCCGGGGCAGTTCGATTGGCTCGATGCGTTCGTCGATCAGGTATTCCTCAACAGCCAATTCCAGCTTGCGTTGATGACGTTGCTGACTCAGGTTGGGGCTGTTTCCTACGATGAGGCCGGGTACGGGTTGGTTCGGTCGGCACTGCTTGACCCGATCAATGCCGCGCTCGATTTCGGAATGATCCAGACCGGAGTTGTCCTATCGGCTGCGCAGATTGCAGAGGTCAACACGGCGGCTGGGCAGGCCGTGGCGAGCTTGATTCAGACGCAGGGGTACTACCTCCAGGTACTCGACCCCGGCGCGACTGCTCGCGGACTGCGCAAAACTCCGATCATCAACTTCTGGTACACCGATGGCGGAGCAATCCAGAAAATCACGATGGCATCTGTAGACATTTTCTAAGGGGAATAGACCATGAATGACACGACAATCACCAGTGCAAACAGCGTCTTCACTATCAGCGTTGCGGGCCTCTTCCTTTTCCCTCAGCAGTTGCAGGGCTACGCGGCTGAGAAGGCGTGGAGTACGGAGAGCGTCGAGCTTGCAGAGGTACAGATGGGCGTGGATGGCCGCATGACATCCGGCTTTACGCCCGTGCCGGTCAAGCAGACTATCTCGCTACAGGCCGACTCACCAAGCAAAGTCATCTTCAATTCCATCGCGGCGGCAACGCGGGCAACGCGGGACATCTACTACATCACCGGAACGATCATCCTTCCGTCTACCGGCGAGTTGTTCACATGCCATCGCGGAGTGCTTCAGAACTTCAAGCCAGTGCCGGACGCCGCGAAGGTTCTACAGCCAATGGACTTTGCAATCACATGGGAGTCGGTCACACCGACGCTGCTGTAAATCAAGTTCCGTGCGGGATTAAATCACCGGCCTGTGTTTCCTCCTTTCCACAGGTTCCCGCACGGTTAGAAAAGGGGCATCATGCGTAAGGTTGCACAGTACACAGTGACGGATGAGGGCCGCGATAAGGGCAAAGTTTTCTCCATCACAGAAATGTCCGCGTCTCGCGCAGAGGCGTGGGCTACTCGCGTTCTGCTTGCTCTCATGGGGTCGAATGCCGACCTGCCTGAGAACTTCGATGAACTTGGCATGGCGGGGCTAGCCGAGTTGGGGTTGAAGTCCATCGGCGGATTGAAGTGGGAGGTTGCGGAGCCTCTACTTGCTGAGATGATGGAGTGCGTACAAATCATCCCCAACCCGGCAAAGCCCAACGTCATTCGCCCGCTGATTGAGGATGACATTGAAGAGGTCTTGACGCGCTTCAAGCTGAGAATCGAGGTGTGGAAGTTACACATGGATTTTTTGCAAGCCGTCGCGCCCTCCATCTCCCCAGGCATCACGGCGGCCAAAAGTACGATCCAGTCGGCTACAAGAATGTCTCGAAAGTAATCGGCACCCTGATCTCCAAGCGCGTTGCGACGCTTCACGAACTGGATACGGTCTACGGCGTGGAGGATGCCTATAATCTTTTGGAGGTGGTCATAGTAGAAGGCCACAATAGTATGTTAGCTCAGGGAGCGAAGTAGCCATGCCGACCGTCATTGATTCGCTCATCGTAAAGCTCGGTTTAGATGCTGGCGACCTCACGTCTAAGACTCCCGACGTGGCGAGGAAACTGAAACTCGTAGACGACACATCCAAGAAAAACACAGACGGACTCAAGAAGGTAACGGCTGCTTCTAAAGAGACGGGAACGGGCTTTGCGTCCCTCGCGCTGAGTGCGGGTAAGTTCCTTGCCGTGCTGGGCGGCACGGTAGCGATCAAGAACTTCATCGTCGATTCGGTCACGGCGAATACAGCCATTGAGAGGATGTCGCAGAATCTCAACATAGGGGTAACATCCCTCTCGGCATGGGGAAGCGCGGCACGGGGGCTTGGCGGCTCGGCGCAGAGTATCCTAAGCACGTTCCAGATGCTCTCCGCAGCCCGGTATCAGCTATTCCACGGATCGGGGGAGATGCCGGCCGTTGGGCGGTACTTCACGCAGATTGGATTGGCCCCCGGCGAACTGAATGCCCCGCATGAGCAGCAGATGTTGGACATTCAGAAGTACAGCCTCAATAGGTTCGGGGCCGGCGGGAAGTATACCGATTCGCAGCGTGAGACGGCGTATCAGGCGGGGCTTGCCGGTGGGCTTTCCCCGGACATGATGAACCTGATTTTGATGCCGGGGCAGCAACTCAAGGACTATCTGAAGACAATGAAGGGGCTTGCGCCGTCGGATAAGCAGGCCGCAGAGCAGACCCAACTTCTGAAGTCTATGGTGATGATCGGGCTGGACTATCGAAAGCTCGGTTATGACCTGCTTGAATTGTTGAATCCTGTAGCCGAGGCCGCAAACAGATTTCTCGTCTGGGTCAACAAACAGACCCCAGCGAAGCGCGACACAATACTGGGCGGGGTCGGGATACTTGGGACGTTGACGGCGTGGCTGGCAGGGAAGTGGATTCTTAGCGGTTTGACGAAGGCGGTAGCGCGTGGTGTTGCCGGTACAGCGGCGGCGGGCGAGACGGCTGCGGTGGTTGGGGGCACAGAGGCCGTGGGAGCCGGTACAGCGGCGGC